CCTTCCCTTTATGCAAGCTAACCAGGAGCATCTTACTGCTCCTTGTAGTAGCAAGGTACAAATGAACTCAATGTACCTGCTCTCTGAGATTCACTTAGGCCGGCTCTCCCAAAGCGGCCTACACTACCGTCAAGTTCCTTCATGGTCCACAACTTCTCATTTTCCCTGAGACACCCTTGTAATTTCTTCATAGGGCTGTCGTCTAGGATCGAAGTAAGTGGTTCTGTAAAGAAGACTGAACAGGTTACAGCTGATTCCAAAAGCTGCGTCATTCGGTGGAAAATTTCTATTTCCTTCTGCGAATAACCTTGAGCATGTGTTTCGTCAATACGCGACACGAACGTTGTGGAGTCACCAAATATGGGTGCTCTAACGTCCGTATGAATCCTCGTCTCTCCTTCAGAAGTACGTTGAATGTAACTCACATTCTTATCGTGCTCCTGAACGGGACTTGGACGCATAACGTATCGGCTTAACTGCTCTCGAACTAGTTCAAACGTCTTCCAAGTTGGGAATGACCTGGCTGTCACAACTTTGCCAGATCTAACCACTTGCCGAAAGAGTAACAAATCGAGACGAGAAGGCCCTCGGATGACATTGATCTTACGATCATCTATGTCCTCTCCAGGGGTTAACTCAGTCAAGATAGGCAGACCATAGCCGCCATACTCTTCGGGGATATACCATGGAACTTTATATTTTTTCAATTTCTCTTTATGGTGATTGATGAAATGCGTATAGCATTCAGCTTTGATAAAGGAGGGACACGTGTCTAATAGATCACGTGCTCTTGCTCCGATCGATGAGTCTTCATCATCAACTACAGACACCTGACCCGAGGAGCGTTTCATCCCGAGAATCAAACCCCAGTTTATGAAAGGAATTTCATAAAAAGGATTAGTTCTTAGGATGGCGTGTCCTTGTCTGTACGATATGAACGGTGTACTGTTGCCCTCGTCATAACAGTAACCGGTGGAGTTCATGTTGAGATACGTATCACTTATGTACGTTTTCCCGACACTCTCACTCAAACCCATCATCCGCCCGGCATCTTGCCAGGTTTCAAAGCCAAATCGATTTGTCTTGAAGACACAATCGTCACCATTGATAGCCAAACGAGCATCTTTTAGAGACCATTTTCGGTCATCACCGACTTCTAGTGCCAGTCGGCAGATCGCTGCGTTAGCTATACAGAGAATTGGAAAAGACGTTACTGACCCCATCAATTGACCCGCCACTTGTTGACGCTCCACTCCGTCCGCTCCCACAATTTTATGTTGTGTAAGCGAACGTTTGAAGAGCACAGAAATGTCAACTGGCAGATCACAGGTCTTACTTATTTCGTCCACGATCACGTTGGAAACCCAGGACTCTATTTCGTTGGTGGCATCTTTATAATCGCCACTAACATAGAATAACCCTGGGACGCAGCGTTTCTGTCCCATCCTGTTTAAGATGTATTCAGAATCTATAGGTCTCCCCACAAGTTCAAATGCGGGATGCTCTTTAAGCACCCCCCACAAGAATTTTTGTAGAGGTTTTAGAACTGAATACGTCACTGCAGGGCCCTTCGTGATCACGCGGATTTTCAACGACTCAGCTAAGGCAACAGGTTCCACTAAAGGTTCCTCTTCCAAAGCGACGTCGCGACACCGTTGATAAAATAAGTCAAACCACGACCTTAGGTTTGTATCGTCGAATCGGTAGTATTGTGAAATTCCGGAAGATCCAATTCTTTCTTCTTCCGGCTCAGAGGCAATTGTAGAAAACTCGATCAGATTGGTCGGCAAGTTGGTAAAGAAACTCTGAAGACTGGGATGCTCTTTAAGGGCCGAAACCGCTCCTCCTTTTCCGCGACTACGAATATAATTCGCAGAAGTTGAAGGGAAGAAGTATTTCGGAACCTCATCGAGTGTTCGACCAGTGTATAACTCTCTCACTGTCCTTCGAAACTGGTTTTCCAGTTCTAGACGAGAGAGGAACGGATTGATCTTTCTTTCCGTATTTTCATCAGAGAAATCTGACCATTTTGCACGACCCATCAAAGGTCTTGGCGGCGGCGAAGTCGTTAATTTATCTACCGTCTCTTGAGCAGCTTTGTCGAGCAACTCTTCCGAAGCTCGCGGACAACCTTTCTTCACACCATTCAAAATGGTTTGGATTAAGGATTGCCAGCGCAATCGGTCGGAGTG